TGCCCCAAAGTGGGTCACCTTGAACGATTGCTCGTTGCCCTGACTCGGGGTGTTCGTACACCCCTGAGCCTGGGACTTTGGCGCTTTTGTTCCGAGAATATTCTCGGTCCATGGATGCACCTTCCTTTGGAGTTTCATATTTTTCGCTAGCCATGATTCTATATTCCTTCCTATAGATTAAGCAATTTTGTGAAGTCGGATGGCAACACCCTTGTTAGTTGGAATGAATGCGTCGTAGTAGCGTCGTCCGAAGGCAACCATACCACTGATACCGAATGGGAATCCGTCACCAGTCTTGATTTCACTGAACTTCGTAGGAGCCACAAGAACCTTTTTGCTCACCATCAAGAAACCGAAGTTTGTGATGAAGTATGAGTCAGGAGCGACAACAATGGTCATACCCATTACATTACCAAGAACACCAGTTGCACGGTCCGCGTTTGTACGGTCACAAGCAACCTTAAATTCTGGGTCGCGCCATAGGTACATTTCAACCGTTGGGTTAATGTAAACTACGATGTCTTCCAGGTTCACTTTAGCGTTAATGAGCGCAGCACGTTGAATCAAAATTTTCTGGAACGTATCGTTGTAAGCAAGGGCGTTTGTGGCGACCTGGCTGTTAGCGACGGCGTAAGCAGTCAAAATTGCAAGGCGGTAAACATCCACTGTTGGGATAGATACTTCGCGAACCTGACGGTCCACAGCCTCTTCAATGTCAAGAACCATTTCTGAATCTTCTCGGTTACCACGGTCAATGGAGATTGAGAAGGACTTGTCCTGTGAAAGGATGAAGTCTTGTACACCGTCACCAAGCTCAACGAGCTCACCGTAACGCATAGTACCACTTCGGCGGTAGTCGTTTTCAGCGACAACATCGACGTTGTAGATGGTTACTGTGTTCACACCCGTAAACTTGAATTTGATGCCATTGTTGACAATAGCGTTTGTTTTACTTTCTAGGTAAAACCGTTCGTCGATTAAATCGAGAACTTCTGATGCATAGTTTTGCATGTTGATTTTTCTTCTTTCTAGGTTTTATTATACCTAGCCTTGAAGCGTTCCAGTCTCGCTTCATCTTCTGTCTTGTCAGATGTTTGAGTGGAAGTCGCATTTCGGCCAGGGGATTTGGCATTGGATTCACGCTCAATTTTCTCACGCTCAGCTTTCGCAGCATCTTCGGCAACACTAGAACTAGCTGCTTTGGACAATCGAGCTTTCGCCAAATCGAGCAAATCAGTTAGGGCTTCAGGGGTGGACCACAGTTCAAATGCCCGTTTCTTCCCTTCTGGGGTAGATGGTGCAGCAAACTTTTCCTTCATTACATCGAGGATGGCTTTGCCCTGTTCAGGTGTCACTTTGTTCGTGATGTAAAACTCGGATTGCTGGCGAGTGGTTCGCTCGGAAGCGAGGTCGTCTTCAATCTTCTTTAGACGTTTTTCTTCATCGTCTAATTCGTCATCATCGTCGTCACTGGTAACGTCAGCTTTCGCATCGGCCGTAGCCTTAGCAAGCTCGTCTGCGTCTTTCTTTGCCTGGCGCTCCGAATGGAACCCCCGTTGCTCGTTCCGCAAATCTTGAAAAGATTTCTTCTCGGCATCGGTTTCAGGGACCTTATGGCCACGCTTCGTTATCCAGTCGTCGAGGTCATCGTCGAACTGAGTAGCTGGAGTGTCATCCGTCTTGTTTGTTTCTTTTGACTTATCGTCATCAGCAACAACAGTGTCGTCTGACTTCGATGCGTCGGGGTTATCATTCACTGGTGGAACGGTCCCGTTATCTGCTGCGTCGGGTGCGGGTGGGGTTACCACTGGCGCGTCGTCCGTTGCAGGAATAGATGGTTCTGGCATCTTATTTTTCTCCTTATTTGTTTGAAAATTGCAAACCGCAATTAAGTGGTTGTATAGCTATATTAGCACCAAACAAAACAAAAGCACAACTAGACAGTTTTTACAGTGTCTTTTTGTTTTGTCTTTGGTTTAGCGTCAGGCTGAGGTTGAGTCATTTGGCGCTCGATATAATCGAAAATGACTTGCATACCAGCATTCTTATCGAGATAAGTGGCGCGTTGCTCAGGAGTTAGGTAAATGTTTTCAATCTCTTGGCTGCCGTCGGCGAGCTTATAGCCCGTTGGTCGCGCACCAACACCATCCTGGGCGATTTGCGTGTTCAACTTCTGCCACAGTGGAATCTTTTTTAAGAGGTCTTCCAGGACAACTTCGCCATTACCGCTGAGGTAGGCTGCCTTAATGGTTTGCTGGTCACTTTTGCGCTCAGCATTTTTCTCTTCGTGAGTCGACTTTACTTTTTGAGCGCGAGTCGCGTTCTTTGCTTTAGTAGATGCTTTTGTCATTTTGATTGCTCCTTGTTTAGTAATCACTACCAGTATATCACTATTACGCTGGCAGCATAGCTGGCTGACGAGTTGGTGGCGCATCATCTGGGTTTAGGAGTTTGTCCGCGCCTGGAATAGTGGCATTATCGGCGTTAGTGAGTGGGTCCATAAGGTCAGCACCTTGGTTCGCTTGGCGAAGCATGCGAACTTCCTGGTCGCCAGCCAAACTAGGGTCTGGGTCCCATCCGAGGTCTTTCTGTGCCTGGTATCGGCCCCATGGTTCGAGGTCTTTGTAGGCAACCTGTAAGAAGTCCTTATCATTATCGTTAGCATCTGGTTCTGGTGGTGGCGCAAGCAGTTTGTTGTAAGCCTCATCCGTAAGGGTTGGGTCTTTCTTCTGCATCCACCATCGGCCGACTTCAATTTGATTGTAGATTGGGTTGCCCTTCATCCACTCCATTGAAGCCTGGTCTTTCATGCCAACTTCCATCTCTACACCCTTGATAGTAGTGTCGAGCTGAGCATTTGCTTCCCATTCGCCGTCATATTCCCATGGGTCGTAGTCTTTGAAGGTAACACCCATTTTGCCGACAATACGAACGGCCGTCTTGGTCGTGACAAAGATTTGCACCAATTTGAAGAGGATGTTCGCGAGTTGCGCATAACCCTCGGATTCAAGATTGCTGATTTTAGTGCGGAATCGAGTATTTGCCTGATTCATTTGAGTTTGTACCTCAGTGGCAGTAGTTCGGCTATTGCCGATAGAACCACCTTGGACGGCCTCATCAGCTGCCGTAGCACGACGCATACGTTGGAGAATCTTATCCTGTTTGGCATCAAGGTCACCTGTGAGCTGAGGTCGGTCAATCCAACCCATAGCATTGCGAGGTATAGGATAAACGGCTCCTGAGATAAATTCAATTTCAGGAATCAGGTCTGCATATTGTGGGTCTACCCAGCCCATAGGAGCGTTTTGATACGCGCTATTGTCAACTTGCATTGCTTCGTAATCATTCAAAAGCTCAGCATCTTGGATGAGCAATTCCATCTCACCCGCACCAAGGAATTGAGAAGAATCGATGTAGTCGCGCAAAATAGCAAATGGCAAGAACGGCGCAATGGCCGATAACTTGCGTGGCATTTCGATTTCTTGACCGTCAGGGCCAAGCTCGACATCCATACGAGTGATTTCTTTACGCTGACACCAGGTAGGCTTGTTGTAGATGAAGGCTTTTTTGTTACCGATTTCGTAGATACGGCCAGTAGGAAGGTGGAATAACTTGATAATGTGAATCTGATTCTCGGTAGCCTCTTCGCCCATCGTTGAACCCTTGAACATATCCTTGAAGGCTTTGTCCATACCGTTGCTGCCACCATCTTTGCCACCCTTTTTGTCAGGAGGGCCAAGGTCATTGAGTCCAGTATAGCGTGGGACCCACGCGCCCTTTGTACCATCGGAGTTTTCGCGTGAAGCGTCATAAATTTGCTCTTTTTCGAGCTCTGACTTGTCGGCCAGATACTCATATCCAGCGTATCGAGCTGGTGTAAGCGTTTGAACCATACCTGTTGCAGTTGAATCGAAGAAGAAGTCGCGCAGTGGGATATTGAAGATAAACGGCTTACCGTCGCGCCATTCAACACCCAGAATACCCGTTCCATACATAAGCATGTCGCGGACCCACTCTTGGTTCTTGAGGCCCATACGATTACAAATCATAAAGTAGTGGAGCATTTGGTTCAGGACTTCAGTATCGGCAGCCTGTTCTTCATTGGTGCGCACAAAAGAGAACATCGGTATGCCCGATGCAATGTTCGCTACCAGTGTTTCGATAATCGTGTGAGATTCACGAATTGAAGGGTCAGAAATGCCCTCGTAGTTGCGGTCAACTCGAGTGCCTTTATAAACCTTGAAGTATTTGTCCCAGTCCTTACGGAAGCCAGAATCGATATATTTGCGAGAACCTTCAAAAAGTTTTAACGCCTCATCGAACGTCAGCTCGCTATCGGTTTCGCCGTTTTGCTTGATGTGCACTTCTTTTTGCTCGTCGTCTTTCGATTGCTTCGCTGAACGACGAACGCCTTGCGCCTGGGCGGGCGATGGAGTCGAGGTTTGAATCGGTGCTAGTGGTTGCATTTTTGTTTCTCTTTATAGGTTTACTAATTTTGCTCTTTAGTTCCGTGGTGTCTATTGACGTGTAATCCGCTAGATGCAGGGCGATTGCCATTGCCATCACCGTGTCATCAAATTGGCCTTCCTGGGCGTTGGTGAAGCCCTGGTCGTCACGGATGTAGGTCATGCATTCACGAATGAAAACTACATCTAGGTCAAGTATATCACCTTCTCGTATTGCTTGTGCCAAGTTATCAATGATAATCTTTTTTGTTTTTCGGTTAGTACTGAAACCCATAAGAGAGGTACGCTCCTGGAAGCGGTGTTCTTCATTACTTTCACGCATATACAAATTAGGATATGACTTGTTTCGGAGCGCCTGTACAGTCGTCAGACCATGGTTATTAACCTCGACACCCACCAAAGCACGATTGTAGAAAATACCGATAGCATATACGACTAGAGCTAGTTGGTCTGGGTCGATATGACCGCGCCAACGAGCAACGGTTTGATAATTGTCGGCTCGAAGCACATGAATAACCGAAAAGTCATTTTCTTTTTTACGGGATTCCTTGTTGAGCTTGCCTTCTGAAACGTCCACCGCGACCACATATTTTGCCTCGGGATGACCTTCTGGGCCTGACTTTTTCTTGATAGGCATTTCAAATACCTTGAGCGGTGTCGGGTCTGAGCCATCCATAACCTGTAGCACCTCTTCGAACACATAGCGGTCGGCATCGAGCGCATCGGGGTTTGCATTCGGAATAATCTGACCGTATTTGTAGCCACCAGCTTTGTAGCTGCCTTTTTTGATGGCATATTCTTCCATCTTGATAAGCATTTTGGTGTCGAAACGTGGGCGACCCGAAGCGATAAAAGCTTCCATATCGTCTTTTGGATATTCCTGGTAGAACTTTTTTGGGTCATCGATGAATTCTTTTTTCTTTTCACGTCGCCACAAAATCTTCCAGTCCCATACTTCACGGTCATAATTTTTCTCGAAGAAAATTTCCATGAGCGCGATTTCTTCCTCATCGTAGAGCTCATTGCAAGTGCCAGGAATTTGATACTCTTCGTGCTCGTGCCAGGCAAAGAACAATGGGTTGAGGTTCGATTCACCACGCTTGGCCGACTGCCAGGTATCGTAGAAAAAGCCACCGACACCGTTGGCTGTGCTCTCCAAAAATACAAAGGTCTTCGGCGCGAGCGGAACCGTCTGAATTGCAGCAGATACCACGTCGGCTTTAGCTTCCCAGAAGGCAACCTCTGAGCCGTGGAAGAAATGGTTTTTCATCGAGCGACCCTTGCCGTCTTTCGCGACCATCGTTTTGATGGAGCTGCCGAGTCCAGGTGCTTTGTGACTCACACCACAAATATCAGGCTCACGGCACATTGAAATATGCTCGGTCCACTCTTCCTTGAATTTATCTTCAACGTCAAATACCAACTGCTTTTTGTTGTTATATTTTCGGTCTGGCTGGAAATTGTAGTGGCTGTAGTCGAAGTAGCGTTTAAACATTTCGTACAGTGATTCAGCAGCGTCCGAGTCGTGAGCGATGATAAGCGTGTGAATGTTTCGGTGCGTGATAGTCCACCAATAACCAAGGGCCTCGATGATAGTAGATAGCCCCATCTGACGAGCTTTCAAAATAATATAACGAACAGGCTTGCCGTCCGCTATATCCTGAAGCACCACCTTGAGCAGCTGGCGTTGCTGCCAATTTATCACGTCGATAAGAGGGATTACCTCAGAGGTGATTTTGTCTTCAATGTATAAATTTCTTTCACAGAAAAAGAAGAAATCATCTGCAATAACACGAATAATCGCAATCTCGGCCTCTTCAGCCAAGAGTTCTGCGTAGTTATCGATTCGACTCAGTATAGCGAGTCGGGTATCTTCGGAGAGGGGTCGCGCCATTTAGTCTTTCCTTGCCTTTTTTGTGTCAATGGGTCGAGTGGGAATTTATCGTTGAATTCATCCAGCACATCTTCCATTTTTTTACGGGGATGATATTTTTTGGGGTCCGCTTTGTTTAGTATAGCCCAAGCCATGATATCTGGGGCTTGGTCCAAGCAGATTTGAACGAAACCGCTCAAGTTTTCAATGTCGTCGGCCATATCTAGGTACTTTGGGGGTAGATAAATATGGCGACGCTCGCCCGCTCGGTCAGGCTTGGGTCTTGGCATGAACATCTCCAGTGCCGTTCGGCCAACTAGCTCCCGCTGGTTGCTGAGTCGGCGTGAAAAATCCGTATCTCCGCACCAAATAACGATGCTTATGCCGAGACGCGCTGGCCGAACGAGACGCTGAGTTGTGGAGCTCTTTCCGTGGCCACTTCTTGACTTCGGCTATAAATTGCTCTTCTGTGACGGGCTTATCGTAGTTTGAAATGTAGAATCGCTGCCGTTCACGGCCTTGCTTCTTGAAGTCTAGGTGCTCAAAATCGAATCCGTTAAAAATCATCTTTTACTCCTTCTGTTTGCTCGACCTCTACCTCATAAGGGTTCGGATATAGCAGTTTAAATTCACCTGTTCGCCACGGTTGATTGACTTTCGACTTGATAATCGTCGCTTCAACCATGTGACCTTCGTAAGTATGACGTTTCGCGCCCTTTTTTGGAACTGGGAAGCGTCGGCCCTTAGTAGTTTTGAGCCGAATCGACAGCGATGCTGCGTATGGGACGGCCGTACCTCCTGGGGTGTACTTCTCAGGCACATAGCCACCGATTTTATCGCGCTCCTGGTTAATGATGACGAACGCCGTGTTGGTCCGCTTGAATTCCATCTGCGTCATGTGCAGAAGTTTGTGCATGAAGAAGGCTTTTTGGCCGATATTGCGGTCCGTAATCTTGCCCTCCGTTTCAGCTCGCGTCGTACACGCTGCTAGGGAATCGAAAATGACCATATCATACTCGCCAGAGCTTGCAGCCTCACGAATGGCTTCTGAGATGTCCTCAAAGTAGCTGGATTCGTTGTAGAGGTTGAATAATTTAGGGTCAAGTTCCAAATCCACCAAAAGATAAGGGTTCAGCGCAGCTTCGGAATCCACATAGAACACCTTTTTGGTCTTCAATCCACGAATCATATTGAGGCAGAGCGTCGTTTTGCCGACACCTTCAGGGCCAAATATGTGAGTGACGCGCCCCTTTGGAATCTGGGTCAGCGCATCAAAATCAGCCAGGCCAGTGCTTATCCAGTCAACGTCCGCGACACCCATTTTGATGAATGCCTTGAGATTCTTTTCGCGGTCGTACTCTTTTGGCGCAGACTCTTTTTGAATCTTGATAGTTTTTACGCCAGCCGTTTCGGGGTCCAAAACCTCGCCTGTTGCTTCATCGATATTGTTTTTGCGAGCATAGGCTTTACGACATTTTGGTGAGCAAAACTTAGCATCAGCACGTTTGGCTTCAAACTTTACCTGGTCGTTTAAGCAGACATTCATTTGGCTTTTCCTAAATCATACTTACCAGACTCACCTTCGACGACCGTATCGCCAGCTGTATAATTCTTGAGAAAGTCGAAAATTTCCACGTCTTTGTCGGTCACACCAGTCAGTACGAAGCCCTCTTTGAGCCCGAGGTCCTTGCCGTTTTTAATTTCGTAATCGTCTTTGACGCGAATTAAATCACCCGACGGCACTGGCTTCGTGGTGGAAGGAAGTGGGTCAGCGTGGGTAGTGCTTACGCTTCCAGTCGGCCGTGGGACCGATTTCCCACCAAATAAAATAGGTGCGGGCTTGATATGTTCGTTGTAATGGTCTTCCATTTGTTTGAATAAAAGCTCAGCTCCGTCCTCAAACGTCTGCCCTTGCACTGCTGCAAAGTCGAAATGGAATTCAGGAATAGCACCCATCTAATTAGCCTCTGGTGCTGGTTGCTGTTGATTTTGGTGAGGTAGCCATTGGCAATTGGCTGAGTTCCAGATATAGACTGCGCCATTCTTTGCTAGGCCGAAAACAAATAAAAAGTCACCACTAGAGCAACTGGTTATCGACACTATTTTTGGATTTTTCTTAAACATATTAGCTCCTTACTGTTAATGCTCTAAGTGTGACAAATAAGTGTGACAAAAGCAATAGGAATGTCACAGATAAATGGGACAGATAATTTAAATAGCCCAAAAAATATAGTGGGAAAAAATATAGGAGGAAAAAATAGATAGAGAATTTTTATAGTGGTAGAAATATAGAGCTTCAAGCGATGACAAGGGGTAACATCCATTATTCATTCCTCAGCAGGGCAAGGGCTCAGCTGTATATCGGGCCCACCCCCCGTCTTCCTGGGCTGGATAACTCAAACAAAAAAGCTCAAGCCTAGAAAATAAACAAGCAAGCAAGCACATGCATGGTGTGTATGGTACACGCTATATATAGCGTATACATAAGGGGCGGGGCTTGTGTCGCATGTCTATCAGGGGTGACATGTGGCGCACATTATACATTTTCGGACGTATAGGCTGGATGTGTCACACATAAATAGCCCACTTGTCACACTTAAACGCCTTAGAGGGGCTTACAATGCGTTATCTGTGACATAAATACACCAAAAAGAAGGGGTAAACACTACAAATAACAGGGGCGATGTCACACTTAATCTAGTACGCTTTGAATGTTCGTCTTGCCTACCAAACTAATCGACTTTGTAACAGCCTTGCCCCTCTGTTGGTCAATAGCGTAGTGCACATTACGCGTGGCTATGGCCTCATCGTCACTGTGTACAAGCCTACTTAGTACCCTTACACTGTCTGCTGCTATCTGTTCCATGCTGTCATTCAAGTATTGACTAATTGGCATTAAGTCGCTTTTCTTCGCTATACGGTAACCCCTATCCTTTGGACTGATAAAATCGGGCTCTGTTACTCTAACGGCTGCGGTGTTGTTGCCTGTTAGTAGTTGAGCAGCGCGATGCTTTGCCACTGTTTGCGCGGTGATTCTGCGATATGCTCTAGTCTTTTTGTTTCTTGTTTTCATATTCTAATTGTAGCATGGGCGCGATGGGCTGGATGGCGTTGTGCATATCTATTCGCCTTGATTTGTGGCGCGATATGCTTTCAATGTCTCTAATTTGTAAAGGTGTGAAGCTGTTTATTTTGGTGGTTTATGCGGTATTTCATTACTTATAATTATACGCCATGACCTCTGTTAATGCAAGGGTTTTTATACATTATTTAAAAAAGGTATTGACATACCGCCTATGGTCGTGCTATTCTTAGTACATCAGCAAGCAACACCGCAAGCTGAACAACCAATCGAAGCATTAAGCAACTGGGCGCAACTCCCACAAGTCAAATACTAATAGGGCTTATCAATCGGCTGGAATATCGCAAGGCAAGGGGGAAGCAATTCCCCGCCTTGCACCACAAAACAAAAACAATAAACAGGAGTATGCAAAATGTTTGCAATACGCACCAGCAAAAACAATTACAAATTCATCAACACCGACAAGCTCAAGGCGAAGGCGTTCAACGTCGCAACCGCAGCGCTCGCAGTGTACGGATTTATAGCAATATTAACAAAGTAAGGGGCAATAAATGGAACTAATCACCGCCCGCACCTCTTGGGCTCATATATTACTAGAGGTAATCAAGCACAAATTTAATACACTCGCCCGCTAGTAGCGGAGATAAGGAAAAAACATCATGGAAACTATCACTTATGAAACACTCGCGAAGCGTCTCAACGCTTGCAAACTGTTCAACAAATTCCCAGAGCTAGACGAAAATTGGTTCGATACGCTGCAAAATGGCAGCCTGTACGAAGACGAAGACGGCGAAGAAATGAAAGAAATATACCAGTGGTATCTAATCGACCAGAGCGACGCGGAGTACATCATGCGCAACTCTGACGAGCTGATATTTTACAGCGAAGTTATAGACGAGTATGTCTGGGGCGTTACTCATTACGGCACAGCCTGGAGTCACGTCGAATTAGAGTTCGGACCAAAGGGAGACGAATAAAAATGAAATATCGACTAATGACCGCGGGCGGTAGCATATCAGATAAGCTATACACCCTCGAAGATGCAAAAAAAGAGCTTAATAGCGCAATCATCGCAATCGTTACCCCTAAGACTCACGAAGTAATTGAACAGAATTACAGCGAAACAGATGCGGGGACACTCACAGTCAAACTAATGGCCAAAGGCGCGGACCGTGCCAAAGTCATCGCAATCGTTGACGGCTACGGAGACGCAATCGACTGGAATTACCACAGTTTAGATTCAATTATTGCCGAAGTATGGCAGTCAGATTTGAATAGCGGAGACGAGCCCGACGGCTGGATAATTAACGAAATCTGTCGAACATTTAACATTGAAGAGGTGAAAGCATAATGGACCAAAAATACGAAACACTCAAAGAGGCGGGATATACATTCATCCGCAAAGATGAGGCCAACGGCTACCTGTTACAAGAGAACGAAACAAAAAACCTTGAATGGTGGTTCGCCAATAAAAACCATGCAGGGTACGGCATCAAATTTCGTGGGACACACCTCGAATTTGCTCGGAGCGCAGACAAGAATGAAGCACATTTCTAATGAAGCAGAATAGACGAAAAACCCCCTTGCAAGTCTTCGGACTTGCTTGGGAGTGGATATGCTTAGGCAGCGGAATTTGGATATTATATTTAGCAATTAAGGAGATTTTGACATGAAGACAACCATCAAAAAACTAGACGGAACAAAGTGCCCTGAGTGCCCCAAAGTCTGCAAGACATTGGCGGGGCTCAGCAAGCACATGAACATGATGCACCTCAAATTGTCACCGTCTCAAATGAAACAGGCAGAGAAAACACTATGAAAGAATATCCAGTCACTTGCTTTTGTGGCAGCCCTGCGCACCTTCACGGTAATGAAAAACTATATGGCAAAAAGTACGGCATCGGATTTGCCTACATCTGCGACAGGTTTTTCGAAAAGCCATCGGCTTGCCGTGGTAGCGTCGGAGTGCACCCGAATGGGAAGCCACTCGGAAACATCCCAGACGCTCAAACAAAGGCGATGCGCATGAAATTACACGCAATCATTGACCCGCTATGGCAAAATCAGAGCTATACATCTAGGCGCAAGGCGCGGGGTCAGGTTTATGCCTACCTACAAAAAATTATGGGGATGTCGGCCGAAGAGTGCCATATTGGAAATTTCAGCGCAGAGATATGTCTCAAGGCTATGGTAGCAGTAAGGGAGACACCGTATGAGGAACGCTAAAGGCCAATTTGCCGACGGCACGGATGGAGTTAGAACCCGATTCAAAATCGGCCAAGAACCCTGGAACAAAGGCAAAACTGGATATATGGGCGCAAATGCCACCAGTTTCAAGCCTGGCCAAACACCCGCGACCGCTAATCCCGAGGGGACAATCACCCGTTACGAACGCACCAAAAATGGAAGACGAGAAATTGTCTACACTATCAATATCGACTGGCGCGGAAAGAGAAAACCGCACAACAGTTACAAATGGTATCTGTGGGAAGTTGATAACTCTGAAGATAGACCAGCAAATTCAGTTTTATGGGTCAAAAATGGAAATCCCGATGATATGCGAGTTGAAAATTTCGAAGTTATTGACCGCGCGGAGCTAATGAGAAGGAATTCACCCAATGTTTAAATTACGAGATTACCAGACCGAGGCGGTGGCAATAGCCATCAAGGGTTTTAAGGATGAGAAGCACCCTTTCATCATTCAGGCAGCAACGGGAGCGGGTAAATCGCTCATCATTGCGGATATATGCCACAAAATCAATGAGCCAATTTTGATACTCCAGCCATCGAAAGAGATTTTGGAGCAGAATTATTTGAAGCTCTTGAGCTATGACCAGACCATTGATGCGGGCATTTATAGCGCCAGCAAGGGACGCAAAGAGATTGCCAAATTCACATTTGCGACCATTGGCAGCATTTACAAAAAGCCCGCAGAGTTCGCCCATTTCAAATATGTCATTATCGACGAGTGCCACGGAGTCAACCCAAAAAACTTAGATGGGATGCTCACCAGATTTTTGAAAGCTATCGACTGTAAACATGTTTGCGGACTGACGGCCACACCATACCGAATCGACACATTATGGACGCGGGACCGCTACGGCAATTTGTATGCAAATGCAAGCCTAAAAATGATAAATCGCATTTCACGCTCTCCATTTTTCCGAAAGATTTTATACAAAATCGAAACGGGAGATTTGATAGAGCAAGGTTATTTGTCACCGATTCAGTATTTTTTGGAGCGCAATGACGACTGGAACGAATTGAAGGTCAACAGCACGGGTGCGGACTTCACGGCTTTGAGCCTCGAGCAGTACAGCACCAAACCAAGCCGAATCGATAGAATAGTGGATGCAGTAGCATTTTCACGTGAAAATAATGCTCGGACGTTGGTATTCTGTACGTCAATCGCTCAGGCTACCAAAGTAAAAAAGCAAGCAGCCGACCGCGGTATCAGTATGGAATTAGTGACGGGCAAAACCCCACTAGACGAGCGGGAGAGAATCCTAAAAGCCTTCCAAACTGGCCGAGTCAAACACCTGGTCAATATGGGAGTGCTGACAACTGGATTCGATGCACCCGCGCTCGATTGTATCGTGATGGCACGTCCAACGATGTCGCTTGCGCTATACTACCAAATCATCGGCCGTGGTGTACGCCTCGACCCAGACAACCCAGAGAAAGTTTTGAAGGTCTACGACATGGTGGGTATAGTCGAGCGCCTTGGCCGAGTGGAGACAATTCGGGTCCAAAAAGAGCCGAACGGATTCCGCGATGAGGTCCACACTGAAATTGGTCGCATGGATAATGTCGAGCTGTATAGTTTTAAAGTTAAACCGAAAGGAGTGAAACGATGATTTTTAGCAGATATAAGATTTGGAAATTGCAACGACCTATAGTCAGTAATGAAGAATTTCCAACAATAATGGCCTACACCGAGGGCAAAGAAAATGTAGCAATGCTACCGATGCCCGAAGACATTATGGATGAGCTTTTTGGCGACGAGCTAAAAATCTACGTCTATGCCCGCGTCGTTAACGGAATCCTTAAAATGAAGCACATAACAGAAGAACAGGAGTGGTAAAATGGCAGCTCAAAAAACTAAGACGTTCGTGGTAGTTGAAAAACTCCTGGACGAAAACTCAGTCTCAAAAATGAGCGGAGTCGCGCCCCGCGATAGTGATACCGAATTGTACATTCAATTTTTACAGCGACACATGGGCTGTGGGTTATCGGCAATCCAGATGGATATAATCCGCTCAATAAATTACGAGAGCATTAGCCGAGCCCGTCGCAAGATGCAGGAAAATGGCCAATTTTTGCCGTCGCCTGAAGTTGGTCGTAAACGGAGATTGAAAGGCTTCGAAATCGAACAGGTCGCACCAAAAGAAACCGCTCAAGGTTTGCAAAGGAGGATAGAGAGCAATGCGTAGGTTTTTAAAAGGATTATTCACAATGATAGCGGAAATAATAATCGGGGGTCTTTGGGCTTTCGGGATGATAGTGGGGGTGGTACTAATATGGCTCTGTCTATACGGCATAATTCGCGCATTCACAATGTAACAAGTGTTGTATTTTGGACGATAGTTTTCAGCACTGATACATTTGCACTGCTACTGTTATTTGGACCGCCTAGTGTGATGAAATGGTTTATAAACGCTATATACGGGGTATTGTAAAATGAAGCGGAATGAGGGTATGATGGGAACAAGTTTGAAGTCGAATATCAAACTCCTAAAATTAAAAAGCTCCTTGCTGGAACAAGGGCTTTTACGAAGTCGAATTAAGACTATCGTATCAAGCTCCCCTGTTGTTGTCAATAGCATAAGAGAGGGTAAAAATCAATGTCAGATTTAGACTATAGCCAGCAACGAAGTTTCAATGTTGGCATCGCTGTTGAAACTGGTAGCGTTGGCGCTGCGATGATATACGACGACCTCGTATATGCTCAAAAAGTTTTCGGTACAGGATTCTTTTACCGAAGCCACGAACAAATGGAAAAACGCTTCCCGATGTTTTCAGAGCGCACTATCCGTCGGCACATCGATAGGCTCGAGCAACACGGCTGGCTGGCGACGAAAATCAAAAAAGTAGAAGGCACTCCGTTATGCCATTACCAAATTGTCCGTTTCCTTTCGGCCAAAATGTCCACTTCCAAGGATTCGGACAAAATGTCCATTTCTATTAATAAAGAAACTAAAGAAACAACTAAACCCGATTCTTTTTCTTTTGGTGCGGATATTGGTTCCGAACTCGGCCCCGCCTCGACCGCCCGCGCTCGCGCCCTCCTCCCGCAGCTGATTGAAATAGTCAACCCTAAAGAGAAGATGACAGCTGAGCGCCTACGAGTGTTGAATGGCCGACTCGGTGATTATACTGAAGAGGAAATACTACAATCGGCAACAGCCTTTTCAAAATCTGAGTGGCATAAAAAGAATAAGCAGATGTCTATCGACAATCTGATTGCGCCATCCAAATTTGGTAAATGGTACGCTCAGCGTGTCGATATACCGATGGCGAAACAGGCTAACAATATGGTTGTTGACCCATTCCTAGAAGGTAGCAAATACTTCCCCGCAGCCTGGCCAAAAGGCGAAGCAGAATTCACAGAAAGCGACGATGAAAGCGACCATTATTTCCGAGGGGTGTTACTAACACCTCAAAATACCGAAGAGCTACAAGCAATTGATATGCGTCGCGAAGAAGCTCAACGTGCAAAGCGAGAGAAACGAGAGCAAAGTGGGCTTTAGTAAGCAACAGGTCTATATTGGCGACTTTTACAAGCAAGCCCAGGAGCTTAGTAAAACGTGGGGTCGGACCGATTTATACAGTACGGGCTCGCCAGCCATTGACCACTACTTATTTGGTGGATTTGGCCGACCAGACGGCTATGAAATTGTGTTGCTATACGGACCGACTGGCGTTGGTAAATCGACAGTGGCTTTGAATTTCATGGCTCCTGCAATCATTCAGGGGAAGCAAGTAGGATTGCTGGTGTTGGAAGATGATATGGCCGACGTGAGCAACCGCATGAGCCATATTCTAACCCCGAAACAATACGCCAAAATGAACGCTACTAAGAATGTGCGTTGCTTACCAGAAGACGAGCTCACAAAATCTTGGGGGCTCCACGATTTGCTCGAGTATATTGAGGTCTGGTTTTCTGAAGGAATTGAACTTATACTGCTTGACCATTTGCAATTTGCATTTGAAAATGCAGAAATGGCCAAAGGTGAAAATGAATATATCGCGCAGCGAGTGTTCATGCAGAAGCTCAATCAGCTCATTAAAAAAACCAAGAAAACTATAATTCTAGTGAGTCACGTTAATAAGGCTAGCAGTTCAAAAGGTATGGATAAAATTGTGGGCTCGGGCTCAATCGCTCAGGCAGCCACCAAAGTTATAGAGATTTCAGAGGCTAAGCCGATAAATCAAATTGAACTGCAGCTTCGGAAGTCACGATTCACGAAGAAATTGAACTACCCTCGGCCGATGAATATGATAGATTCTAAATTGGAGGTCCCCGAATGATTCCGACTACTGACGAAATGGACCATACGACAGCCGAAGAGCGACCAAAACTCATCGGCATGTGCGACACCTGCTTTGAATGGACTCCGTTCAATAATTTGACCGATAAACGAGTTTGTGCGTGTGGCGGTAAACTACTGCAATCGACAGTTCGTTCACAACGCACATTCACCGTTGAATGGGGCAAAAAAGAATCAGCTAAAGTTAAAAAGAAAGCGAAGAAATAATGGGCGAATTGATTCACATGCCAGTACCAAAAGAGCTATCACCACAGCAGCGCGAGCACTGGGAAAACCAGCTCGAAGCAGCTGAACGCGCTGTCGAATATGCAAAAAGAATGCTTGGCCACTTAGCCATAGAGGAAGGATTACAGGGATGAAAGAGCACATACACGAATCGAATTTAATTGAAGGCTACGACGATAAAGCCTTTGACAAACAGAGCATGGTTGCTTGGAATTTTCTCAAGAAGCAAGACCATTTAAGCGTAGGAGTAATCTGTAAATTACAGAAAATAATTACTCTTAAACAAAACGATTTACAACCAGATTGGCGTGGTTATTTGCGAAAAATAGATGTTTGGGTTGGCGGTCGCAAGTGTCCGAACCCAGAAATGGTAAGAGTTTTGCTTCATAACTGGCTCATAGATATGCAGATACCAGATAACAAAGACCCGAAAGAAATGCACATTCGTTTTGAACATTGCCACCCATTTGTTGATGGTAACGGCAGAACTGGTCGTATGATTATGTGGTGGCATGAATTGAAATTAGGTAAGGAACCCACAATTATTTGGGATGACGAAAAACAAGATTACTACAGGTGGTTTAAATAATGAATAAAGGAGATTGGCCCGATGACACATTCACGGAATCTGAAGTGCTATCCGCGCTCGAAGGAGCAGGACTCAAGTATAAAAATGGAAGTCGTTATATCTTGGCGCAGTGTCCTACGCATGATGATGCGCACCCTAGCGTCCAAATTTACAAGGACGATTGGTTCGTCAACTGCCACTCGGGATGCGGACGCTATCACATCACGAAAGCCTTCCCAGAACTCAGGCCAAATAATAATTCTTCACACTCCAGCGGGTCAAAACAATCATTTTCGCGACCTGTATCTCAAGGCCAATCGGCCAGGTCCAGCGATAAAGGTACACAAAATAAAGTGAGCGAGCATCAATATACCGCAGTAGACCTGATGGATTTTTGGAAGTCACTTCCTGAGATACCAGAGGACCACGTATTTAAGGGCATCGACATCAGTAATTTGAACTATATGGGCTGGCGTTACGACGAAGAAAATGAGCGATATTTCATTCCGTATTTCAGCCGAACACAAACCAGCATTCCATTTGCGCAGTGGCGTAACTTAAAAAGCGGACCGCGTTTCAACTTTTGGAAAGATACCAAGCCGACAATGTACGGCACTTGGAACCTCGACCCAGGCCAGCCTTTGTTTTTGGTGGAGGGCGCGAGCGATGCAGCAGTGCTTGATTTTTGCGCTATACCATGGATTGCAGCCCCCTCAGCAGCCTCGGGTGAGCTAGTTAAGAAGATGGGTGCTTTTTGCAAGGAAAACGATATACAAGTCATCTACGCGGGTGATAATGACGAAGCTGGCGATAAATTGCGCGAGGCTTTGGATTCAGTGATGAGTTATCGCGTGAAGCAACCACCAAAAAAATACAAGGACTGGGGCGATTTCTTCGAAGCTGAAGGTTTTGAAGCGGTGAACAATTATTGTAACGAGGAGCTTTTTCCGACAGTACCAGATGTGGAAGATGAGCCAGAAGCAGTGGTGGAACCTGAAATTGAGATTGACCCGAACGCCAGTATTTTCGATACTATTGACAAATTATTCCCTGGCGCAGAAAAGCTTGAAGACCCCCGAGAAAGTAAGGAGCAATCAAAGGGGTCTTCATCAGTTCTATATTAGCTTATCCACAATCAATAATAAAGAGCTTGACAATACGGCTATGGTAGAGTAGCATAGAGTTTAAGCAGTAAGGAGCGATACAAAATGAAAGATAATCAGTTACAAGTCATCCTCACCGAGCAGAATGTCGGCCAGGAAAATGCTAAAAAGTTGATTGAAGCCTTCGGTGCTCCATTCGAAGAAGCGGGTGAAATTCTCTCCACCTACAAAGAAATCAAAGTAACTGGTCACAAGCAAGTGACCCTGATGCAAGAGGCCCGCGACAAGCGATTGGCCCTTAAAAAAATTCGCACTGGCGTTGAAAACCGACGTAAGGAATTGAAGGAAGACGCACTCAAGGCTGGTCGTGCTATCGATGCCGTGGCCCGCTACGTCAAAGACACGATTCAGCCAGCCGAGGACTATTTGCAACTCCAGGAAGATTTTGTAAAAATTGAGAATGAAAAAATTGCAGCTGAAAAGAAGGCTGCACGACTCGAGCGATTGTCTCCACTTGTAGGCGACACGTCGTTTTACAATTACGAAGAAATGACCGACGAGCAATTTGAAGCCCTGATTGTCGAACGTACTGAAGCTCGCGCAGCTGCCGAGAAGAAACGTGCCGAGGAAGCAGCTGAAGCGAAAAAGGCTGAAGAAGCCGAAGCTAAGCGTATCTCGGACCAGGCCAAAGAAAATGCTCGCCTCAAAAAGGAAGCGGACGAAAAAGCTGCAGCCCAGAAAAAAATTGATGCCGAGAACGAAAAGAAGTTACAGGCCGAGCGTGAAAAAGCTGCTGCCGAACGCAAAAAGCGTGAGGAATTGGAAGCTGAGCAACGTCGCAAAGATGCAGTCGCAGCCAAAGAAAAGGCCGAAGCCGAGGAAGCTGAAAAAGCTAAATTGCTCGCCCCTGACAAAGATAAATTGTTGGCCTATGCCAAATCTCTTGGTGAACTACCTGTCCCAATGCTCGAGACTGAGGAAGCCCAAGCGATTATGAATAACGCCCGAAATTATGTAAATACGGTCGCAGAAAAAATGGCCGAGAAAGCGAATACACTCTAATGCCAAGCAATAGCAAATTAGAATTCGAACGGAAGCGCAAGAAGCAATATCTTGCCAACAAAAATCCTGAGCAGGATATTACTGACACTATCAATGAGCTCATCGAGGGCAACACCAAATCTCAAGTCGTTAAGATGAAATTGAAGGTCGGCCGAGTGCTCGGATTCGACTACGAAGGTAGCAAAACCTACCTAGAAATCGGACGCATCGAAGACGGCCACTACTTCGCAAAAGAAGTTGAACTCCACGACCCTACCACCGTTTCCAGCCACCTCCACCACAACATCGATGGCACGGGTGAAGTACCGATTTGCATGGATTGTATGGTCCCTATTACCGAGCCATCTAATCCAGCTGGCCGAGCAAAATTTGAAGCAAGAAAGGAACGGTATCTCTCAGATGGCACACCTATCGACGAAATCGAAGAAGAATAATCTCGGCTCATGGAGCTGGCAGGATATTCAGGCAGTCTACAAATCATTTGGTTTAGTGCTCCAAAGCTACGAGGTAGTGGCACAACGGATAGCTATTCCGAAAGCACATATACAATTCACCGACCCAGAAAACATTTTCCTACTTCGTTGGGGCGCAGATATTAGTCGTATCGACCAACAGCTCAAAGCCCTCGATACTGAGATTGCACGGCGCAACCAGCTCGTAGGCGTAATGGGATGAGCACATCGATGGATTTGGGCGAAGGCCCGCCAGAGAACCTAGTAGCCCCCGAAGATATGCAAATCATCATAGCCGTGGCGAACAACCTCACAGCAGCAAAGAAGGTTTTCCGAATAAATCTGCCACACGGCGCGTACCTTACCAATCACGAAGGCGGTCCAGTATTCAGCTTTTCGGGCATAGACCAGATTCGCCAGGCATATTTAAAATTAGGTGAAGCCACAGCAAATGCACCGATAGACTGGATTCTGCTCATGCCAACCGACGACCTGACTAGGCGCATGAAAATTGGCAGTTTATTCGGAATGGAGGTATACGCAGACCCCGATATTGACAAGAATAACTTTGTCATTCAGGAGAAACCAAAACCGACTTGACATTTCGGCTATGGTGTAATAGGATAGAAACAATAACGAAGTAAGGAGCGTACAAAAAATGGTTTTCACAGAGGGTCAACACGTAGTCGTCAATCACCAGCGCAAAGGTCAATTCCTAGCGAAGGTTGTGAAAGATTTCGATACAGAAAGAGATGAATGGGCTGAGGTAAAAACACCAGCTGGAGAAACACCAGCTTGCCGTATCGAATTATGTAAATTTAAGTTAGCAACGAAGGAGCAAGTTGATGGCATTTAAGGATATAACCAAAGTATTTTACGACGGGCAAATCAAGCTCGATTATAAAGACAAGGCTCACCGCTACTATGCACGACCACGCATAAACTGGGACCTCCCAGAAAGCGACCCGAAAGCTTGGGGCAAGATTATGTACCCGAAGGGTGTGACCACTCTCATCGGTGATACGCTCGAAAAGAAGGGCCTCATGCAATGGCCAAAGAACGTCGCACTACGCGAACTGTTTGGTTATTATGGTGCGTTTGAAGTTGAAGGCGACGATGGCGAGGTTCGCAAGATGCCAGCTGGCTTTTCAAAGGGTGTCGGTACGCTCGGCCAAAACGGTGAAATCATCGACATCGGTGACCAAAGCCTCCTGGAAGTTGTTGACTCAGCAGCCAAGGGCTGGCAGCGCAAGCAGAAAAAGGGCGCGGACATCGGTTCTGTTGTTCACGATGCTATTGAACACCTTATAAAAGGCCAGGACTTTGATATTGCCGAAAACTACGCCTGGAACATCAAAGAATCAGAATACGACTCAGAAGCTATGCGCACAAAAGCGATGGAAGAGTTCGACGAAGACGTAGCGATGGCTATGAAAGCCTTCCTGCGTTTCCAAAAGTGGTGGTTCACCGTTACCCCAGAATTGCATAGTGCGGAAGACATTTTGTACTCCCTCGAATACAACATCTGTGGTACTTACGATGCCGACCTGAGCATCGCTACCAAACACCACCCTAAGCCTGAATTATTTAGCGATAAAGAAATGGTTCGATGTACGACCGACTGGAAGACTAGCAACGCTAGTGCCAGCAAAGAAGCAGCTGCGCCAGAGGGCGTTTACTACAGCTACTTCCTTCAAGATGCCCTGTACGAACTGATGCGACGTGAGCTTGGTCAAGAACCAGCCGACGACCTTTTGGTAGTATCAGCACGTAAGGACGGGGAGTTTTCACTCATCTATGCTAGCGAATGCGGTCTGACCGTTGAAGAGTGCGTAGACTGGGCGCGAGCAGTAATATTTTGTTACCGCATCGCGGAGAAAACTAAGAAGGGTCTACTCGCCCACGCCGAGGAAGCGGTGGAAGAGTCAGAGCCAACACAACCAACTAAAAATTCTAAGGAGGAATTTTAAATGTCATTAAGCAACCCACAAATCAAAAACCCATCTACCCGTTTCATGCAATGGCGCGGTGGAGCTGACGGCGGTGGCCGAATCACTTATTACGATAAGGCTGATGAGCAGGAATACGAAGTTGACCTTCCATTCCGTTTCACAGTTTTGGACGAGTTACACACCATCACGGGTTTCAGTGAAAAAGACCACTCTGGTTTTTGGAGCAATGAAGTTCGTGACCTGAAAGACAAGTTGGTTGTAAAAACCAAAACAGGAACCATCGCACAAGGCGCGTATGGCGACATCTCGGACCGTATCAAGGCCCTCGGCGCTAAATACGCCAAGAGTGTCTATATTGCCTTTAAAGACGAATCTGGCGAGCTCGTAATAGGTAATATCAAGTTCTCTGGTGCATCATTGACTGCCTGGATTGAATTTGAAAAGAAATTCGATGTTTCTGTTGCAGCCGTCGGTATTACTGGTGGCAAGAAAGCCAAAAAGGGTGCAACCATTTACTTCACCCCTATCATTGAAGGTTTGAACTTGAACGAGCAGACTAAAAAGGAAGCCGTTAAACTCGACGAAGAATTGCAGCGTTACCTAAATACCTACATGGCTCAGAAGCCAAAAGCCGATGATGTTGTCGAAGATGACGATGATGATGAGCCTACTACCGTTGCCGACGAGCCAGTCACCGAAGATGATGACGATGAGGAAGAGGCCGAAGCGCCCGCACCAAAGAAAAAAGCAGTCGCTAAAAAGACTGAAATCAACGTCCAAGACGTAGAATTCTAGGAGGAATCCATGAAAGAGCTCATTTACTTACGAGTAGACCGTAGCGGTGTTAAGGGGATGACAAAAAAAGCCCCGAGCATTTACAAAGACGAGATTATCGTCAAACTCAATATCGAAGTCGATAATAAAGCCTTCGGTGTGCCGACCATCGAGCAAAACGTGGTCGTGAATGATTGGTCATCTGACATTGATGTGAAAGACGTTGCTTTCGAGCAGCACATCATCACCCAGGAAGAGGCCAACATGATTCGCGAACGTCGCCTTGCGCGGATGAAAGAAATCCTGGAAGGCCAGGGCTATCAAATAACAAAGCCAGAGGAGGCTTAAATATGAAAAAGCAACTAACCGAAAAAATCGTTTACCAACCGAACCGTCGCATCAAAGTCACAGTTACAAATACGCCAGAATTCGACGAAGAAGCTGGAATCACTCGCTACGAGCGCAAGGTATCAATCTCCTTCGACTGTGGCTACAGTGACGAGAAAATAACCTTCACCGACGACGAATCCATTGAAAAATGGGTGTCTGAGCAGGACTTTGAAGACCCACAGCTTTCACTTTTGGAGGATGGGCCAGAGGAAGAGGATGCTGCGTAATGTCGTACAAATTTACTAGCATCAGCGTCATGGAGTTCGATACCAAGGAAGAGCTCGAAAATGTGATTGCGATGATGCCTTGGGACCAAGAAGACAAAGATAAGCTCTTTGAGATTGGTGAGCACATTGAACTTGAAGAAACTGAGCTGAATGGCGAAAGCCACGAAGTAGCACATACATTTAAAGTGGAGGAGGAATAATTCCATGGATAACGATATTAGAAAAGCAGAAGGAACAGCAACGGCTCTAAAAGCAAGTGAAGTCTCTCCAGTAGATTCAGCGTTGCAGATGAATAACGAGTACATTCAGGCCCTTGAAAAACAGGTTGAAGTTTTATACTCTCGCCTTGCACCTGTCAGTAGCCGAACGCCCGAAGAGCCTACCAAAGCCGACGCTCCTGGCGTTCGTGGCAACTCTTCTTTGGTGGACACTATCGGCGGTCACGGTTACCGACTTTCGAGCTTGAGCGATAAAATAAGTCGAATGACACGCGAACTCGAGATTTAGCATGAACATACTACTGGTCGAAGCCATAATGACGAGCTCACCCAGCCGTAAAAAAGCTGGGTCGGTGACCCTCAAGTTCGAAACCATGAAGGAAATCAGTAACGATGAATTCTCTTTGATGGACCAGTATTACCGACAGCCTGGCCACTTGGCCTTCAAGATGGACGAAATCAGTCTGGACGAAATACCAGACGACAACACCCAGATTAGAGGCCAGGTCAGCCCCTCGAAATCGCTTCGGATGAAACTCTTTGCGCTTCACATGAAAAAGGGTGGCAAAAAGGATAATTTCACCCCGTACTACACTAGAGTAATGGCTCAGTTTGAACAGTCCGTTCAAGATGAGATTGATAACATAGAGGATTAGCACATGGAAGAAAGACGCGATAAGATAGGGAGGCGCATTCCACAATTTGATAGGTCTGCTGCTGGTAAAAAAGCAATGGAAACATTGAAGGAGAAAAATGGAACCGATTACCCTAAGAGAATTGGCCTTAATGGTGCTCGTAAGCGGACTCGCGGTTACTTTGGTAGCCTCAAAGATAAAGGCAAGACCGAAGAGCTCACCACTATCGCCAAAAAAGCAAGAGAAGTTCGAACAGCTAAAGAAGCTGATGCCAAAAATCAAGCCGATGGAGGCGGGGAAAACCCACCCGTTTCTAGCAGATGAAAAGGACGGTACTACAACCGAAATCTGGTTTGACGACAAAACCGCTCCGAAGAGGCCAACCCCTAAAAAAACGGGGGAGGATAAGCCAAGAGTGGGAAGACTTTCGAAATTCCGAATTCGAAAAAGATAAAGACGACGAAGGACTGATTCGCTGTCAAGATGTGAAAATTGGTCTACCTCATTGTGGTGTCGCGAGCGTCGATATGGACCTACACCACACTGAGGGACGCGAAGGAAAGTTGCTCTTTGACAAATCTAAAATGGTCTGGCTAACGAGGGAATGTCATGGCGATGCACATAGTTGATATACCAGTGCCACCGTGCCCCAAGCCTCGAATGACTCGCAGCGATAAATGGAAGCAACGGCCCGCAGTGATGCGATACCGCCAATTCAAAGATGATTTGCGCGAGGTCATAAAAGGTGAGCTAGACCCTAGATTTAAAATAGTTTTTCACGTTCCATTACCTAAATCTTGGAGCGAGAAAAAGAAGATTGCCTTCGACGGCCAACCCCATCAGGTGAAGCCCGACGTTGACAATTACCTCAAAGCCTTCATGGATGCCATGTCAAGCGACGACAGTTACATTTATGACGTACACTGTCAGAAGTATTGGGCCCGCGAAGGAAAAATAACTTTAATGGAGTACCGAGATGAGTAAAAGACCCGCAGAAGAATTACCACAAACCGACCCAGATATTAAGGTCGTCAAAAAGCCCGAGGGAGCTAAAATCCCAAAGCGTCGCGTGAAAATGCTGATGGTTAAGCCAGGGGAATTTATGTTCCTCTTCACCAAAGGACTACGATTCCAAAAGAATTTTAAGGTCATCGCTGGCATCCCAGAGGACGCTAGAATCATAACTGTCGCCCCAGACTCAATCCGCAACGGCATTATGATTGTGGTGCAGTCTCAGGAGTACGACGAAGTGCCTATAAATGTGCTTCCACCTGTTGAACCTGTCGATATTGACCTGGACGGCATCAAGGGTGCGAGTGCCACCAAAAAGAAGAACGTCCCAGACCGAAAGAAAAAGAAGAAGCACTAGGATGAGCTTCGCGGACAAGTGCCCTCATTGTGAACATAATCCGTGCTGCTTTTGTGGCACAGAAACGGAAGAATCAGATGAAGAAGTGTCAGTATAATTTCAAAAAAGGTTGGTGGTGTAGCCGAGATTTTAGACACCAGGGCCCTTGTGCGCTCCGTCCTTGTTGGTGGAATTGGACTGAAGATGCTATCCGTTATCGTTTTGAATAGTATCCAGGATGTCCGACGGCCTCTGTCATATCATTAGTTTTATGTGCTTGACGATGATGATAGGGGCACAAGTGAATGACAAATAAAGGCCTTTTAACATTTGGATGATGTTTGTGCGCTGGTGACTTTCCGCAAATTTCACATGGCTTGTTCTCTAAAATTTGAGCAGCTCTCCACGCCTTAACACGTTCTGGGTTTTTCTCTGAGTATCGTGCTCTCTGTTCTGAAGTTGCCTTCTTGCCATTAGACGTTTTTCGGTACTTTTTTGCTCGCGCAGTATTGCACTCAGTACACATATAATAGTTATATCTTACTGTGCCGTCTTCGTTTTTCTTACGGGTATAAACAAAGAGATTTTCTGTGGTTCCGCATGTGGTACAAGTATTCATAGGTTTAAGTATAGCATAATTATGTTACAAAGGCACTTGACAAACACATACAGGCTATGGTAGAATACTCTAGTAAACATCAATAAATTGTAAGGAGCAATCAAAATGTTTGAAAAAATCGTAAAAGCAACAACACCATTCGGCCTATCACTGGTCGCAATAGCGGGCCTAGCCCTAGTCGGTCGAATTCCAGTTTTGGATAAGACGATTCTGGGATATGCTACAATCTTTGTGGCGGTGGTCCTAGCAATAGTCCACGTCGCAAACGAAGTACGAAGTCCAAAAATAGTAACTAAACGAAAGGATTAGTCAGCCCATCTCTGCCATTGTCCAGGGCGCGATTATGAAAACTCATATTAAAGATGCGCTTCAGGTAACTTTAGCCATTGTACTAACAGGAGGGATGATTGCATCCGCAGCCCCTCTGCCAATAACACCGTCACAAGCAAGCATGACCTCTGAGGTGACGGCGACCGAAAAATCGCCCACCCCAGTTGTAGAAGAAAAAACAGTTGAACCTACCCCTGTTGAGGTAGTGCCGACTTGGGAAAGCAACCCAAATAAATGCGACCAAAACACACAATACATAGCGAAAGACGCTCCTTTCAGTTGTATCGATAAACCAATCGAAGCTCCGCAGACTGCGCCAAAAACTACGTCCTCGGCTTCGTTTGGAGGGTCCTGTGACTCTTGGATAGCCGAAGCTGGTATTTCGGACGTTGCGAACGCTAACGAGCTTATACGGCGCGAGAGCGGGTGTAATCCAAACGCCGTGAATCCTAGCTCAGGTGCATGTGGTGTCGCTCAGGAATTACCTTGCGGTAAATCAGGTTGTAGTCTAGGCGATGGCGCATGTCAGGTTAGATGGATGAATAGTTATGTCACTGGTCGTTATGGTTCTTGGCAAGCTGCAGTAAGTTTCCACGATTCTCACAATTGGTACTAGATTCTGATAAAATAGGATGAGTCGAACGGTATTTGCGAGTCCGTTCGACCTTCCAATTCTGGCCATTAAGCATCTCTTGATAGCTTGCGGTGGTGGCCAGATAGGAAGAAGCGGGTGACACTTAATTAGTTGGCTATGGAACCCCAGAGCTTGTCTTCGGACAACGGATTGGTCATTACAGCCGTCCCTCCCCGCCCTCGCCTATATCCATACAAGTTTGAGAGCCTTTATGGATGTGGAACAAAAAAGCAATAGCAGAAATGTTATTGCTTTTTCATTTTTGTGGTATATTATGAGCAGAACAAACACGGTGAGTAAAAAAAAATAAAGACCAAAAAGTCTCTCAAACAATAAAAAAGACCAGTCCTCGCAGGTGGTCTTTTTTATTTATGTGGAGTTTTTTATTTTACTACTAAAGTGTCTTCACTTGGAGTGGCAGTACTTTTGTTCCCGAACATTGAGATACCTTTCAAAGTACCCGCTGCTGCGAATCCAGCTGCAACACCAGCGACAAAATCGACGTGGTAGTATAGGCCGAACAAACCACCAAGAACAGCTGCACTACCGATAGTAATGGCCGTCCAATAGTCTTTGGCGCGTAAACGGACCAAAAGTTCGTTCACACCGACAACCGTGGTAAGCAGTAATGCTACCTGGGCTGCGTTTAGGGCTAGTAATTCATTCATTTCAATTTTCCTTGTTTAACTTTTTTTAGTATACACCTTAGTCTCTACAAATTCAGTATTACCACTGTCGGCTAGTTGCTTCTTCAGACTAGCAATATCTTTGTAGGCTTGAACCATATAATTGTCGCTCATACCATATAGATATTTTGCGAATTCTGCAGGGTCGCGGTTAGTCCAATATTTTACTTCAATTTCATATTCTTTCATTGGCTTACCGCCAGTTACGGCTAGTATTCCAAATCTTACGCCATCTTCTGTCATTACAATTGCCTTTCCTTTGGGTCGTAACCCGTTAATTTTACTTGTTATTGTACGTTGTACCACATACGCCACACCGTCAGCAATACCATCGCCATTTGGGTCCTTAGAACCATCCTGTTCAATAACCCAAACCGTGTTGCCTTCGCGCCAAAGCACTACAGCTGTATGCCCCCACGGTTCGTAGAAGGTTTTGTCCCAAACGGCAATATCACCGCCTTGAAGTTGTGAACCAGATATTTTGTCAAAAAACTGTGGTATTGGTTGAGCGTATATTCTATAAAGTCCTTCTGCACCACCAGAACCAGTATTGAATGAAGGGCAGCCATATTCTTCACGGGCATAACGAGCTGAAACGTCCCAACACTGTGAGCCGTACCATTTGTCTTCGTCAATATACTGACCTGTATATTTAGCTGCAAATCGTTCTGCGCGTTGAGCATTTGTCATAAGCTAATTATAGCACTATTGCTTTTTTCTAGCTTCTTTCAGAACTTTGGCACTTTTCACGTCTTTTACATCTTGAGCGTTAGAAACATCGGTTGCGGTTTGATGGAGGTCGTCTACCTCTTGGTGCAGCTCTTTGACTTCTTCTTTGAGATAAACTTTTTCACGGTCGGCCAACCAGTAGAAAAAGGCCCAGGCTAGACCGACAACTACAGCGAAAACCCCATACGAGAATGTGTATATAATTCCAGTAGTGTTAAGTACATGGGCGCTATATTTAATGCTACCAAATAAAGTCAACAAATCTATTAAGATAGGAATTATGTTTCCACTGATGAGAATAACAGTGACACCAGCTAAGGCAAGTCTGATTTTCTGCTCTTCTGGTGGGTTGTTTTCTCGGAGGTATCTCGCTTGTTTGGCTAAGACCCACAATAGAGCAACCGAAGATATTGTCTTTAGTATGAGTAGGTATAATGCTGCGTCTTTTATTTCCATTTTAGTGTTTCCCGCCCGCTGCACCATGAATCCTAATAGTAAAATTGTTATGACGTATGAGCTTATTAAAATTATCTGTTATTTTCTTGTTTTCCGCAACTGTTTTAGCAGAAGCATTTTTGTTATGCTCCACTTCAATAGTGACCTGACGCTCAAACTGCTCAGTCTCTACTTTTTTCTGTTTACAACGAAACCATAAGAAGTTCATACTAGCTACTCTTCTTTCCAGCTACTATTTTATCAGTTAAATTGCTAACATTCTGTGAGAAATTCGTACCTAAAGCAATAACTTTTCCTTCACGGTCGATGGAATCAACACGTCTGGCCTCGAGAGATGCTTCGTATTTGTCCTGATATTCTTTGCGCTCTTTGCGCTCCTGGAAAAATAGAAAAAAGCCGATTGCTCCGATGAGCCCGACGACTCCCTGTTTTAGTAACTCAGTGAATATAGGGTCCATCCAACCGCACCTAGACCTTAATTATGTAGTTTACTAAAAGACTAGGTTGAGTATTTGGATGAGCTTTGTCGCTACCAGCTGTAGCACTGCTGAATGATTCTGGACCAGCGTTAAAACCACTAGTTGTAGCAAACTTCAAGGCGAAGGCAGTACTGTTAGTACCTAAGTCTCTAACTGCTGTGACTACGTGTGCGTGAGATGCAAGTTCAGCGGTAATAAGTGCGTGTACATCCGTACCACCCGTGCTACCAATGACGTTGGCATCGGTTATCATTGAGAATCGAGCAGCAGTACCAGCAGCGGTAGCAGTAGCGTTGGCTGACATCGTAATTGTCGTAGAACCAACTACGGTGATAGTTGTTCCTGCTGGAACATTCGTAGAAACAATTTTCATTCCAACGGCTAAACCAGTCATTGAAGCTGGAGTGGCTGTAGGACTGGCGTTGGTCGTACTAATAGTAGTTGAACGTTGCATGTTATTTGCTGCAGTACCGCCCATAGCGTCGTTACCAACAGGGACGCGACCTCGGAGGTCTGGGAGATTAAAGTGAGTGCCGTCGGCCGAACCGAAAGCTGTACCGACAATCGCAAATAAATCAGAATAAGTTGTTCGGAGCACTGACTGACCGTAACAAAGCAAGAAACCTGAAGGTGCTGCCGTGCCACCGTAAGCTAGAATCGTACCAGCTGGAACGAGTGCTTGCTGTAAAGCCGTAGAGAGCTTGGAAAGCACAACCGCTCCATCAGCAAGGTTATCTTGGTCGAGCGCACCATTTAAGACAGCGAAAATTGCTTGAACTGCAGCATTATATACGTCTACTACTGCGCTGTCACCGTTGCTGGGTAAGTCTGGATTGATTGTTGGCATTTTTTTGTTTCCTTCTTATGTTATTCTATCAGATTATTGCTTGAAACGAGAGTTAAAACCGCTGTCACTAGTTTTGATTATAAGCCCACTCATCAAATCGTCCCAGGCTGGGTCTTTCGCATCAGATTGACCGTACTTCTCTTCGAAGTCGCCAAACTTACCCGATAGGGATTCGTTGAACTCATTTGCCTTGCGACGGGCCTCGTTTCGCTTGCCCGCTTTGATGAGGTCAGTTACTTCTTTCGACACCTTATCGCGTCGTGCTTTGACAGGACTATAAGTGCTGAAGAATGACTCGTTGGCTTTCTCACCAAAAGCACCAGTCACACGATTGCCGATATTCTCGGTCACCGCTTCAACTGGCTTGCCACCGTTCTTCGCAGTCTGGCCCACCAAACCAAATTGACTTAAAATCTTGTCGCCTTGAATTGGTGAGGTGTTGAGCACTTTGCCGATGAATTTACCAGATTCACTGGTCCACTCGTACATCTGCTCTTCTTTTGGCAAGTTGGCCATGTCACCCTTGACGAGCTGTTCGCCAGTACGAGGGTCTTCGCCTGAAAGGATTCGACGAGTAGAAATTAGCGGGTTTTCACTATTTCGAACGCCACCTGTTATCGTGTCGAACAGTGAGAGCGCGATGTGTGAAGCCTCTGGGCCTTCTCCACCCATCAATCCTCGAGTCGAACGCCACGTTGTTTGGTTTATAGCACGGAATTCAGGAGCGAGAGGGATTTTAATAATACCCTTCCACTCACCAGTTTCGTCATCTTTGTGAGCACCAGGAAGAACCACGACTAAGTTATCGTCGAGGGTTCGGGTATTGCCAGAGGCTTCCATATCCTTATAGAATTCCTGTCCTGCTGGTTGCATCAATGAAAATGCCGTCACGCCGACAGTAGGTAGTAGGCCGACCGTAGTTGCTTTGAGTAAGGTATCGCGAGGGTTGCGACGAATCGCCTGGCCAAACGAGCGAGTACCAGCGACCGAGGCAGCGTAGAATGGAACGACTGAGTTTATTTGGCGCGTCAGGTGACTCATGGTGTCGTAGTCAGGCATGATTGTTCGATATGCGAGAGCAGCTGCTTCCATAGCTTTTTTCTGCGAGGCTTCACCCGCGATGTCGCCACCTTCTTTTTTGATTTGTCGGAGCACATCATCATAGGTTGCTCGAGCAATACGAGTACGAGTAGAGTTGGCCAATTTACCACCCCAGACATCGAGCTTTGATAGTGCGACCTCTGGGTTGCTGGCCGTGTACTTAATTTTGGTGAGGATATTTCGTTGGGCTGCAATAGCTTTGGCATCCATCTTTGTGAAGGCTGAAGCACCCGAGCCACCATAAGGCCGAGCACCTTCAGCAGCCAAAGCCTTTTGGAACTTCGAATTAGCGTTCAATGATTTGAAGCCTTCGAGCACGGCCTTCGGACCGAACACCTTACGCCCCTGCGGGCTGTTGATGAATGACATCGGCGTATCGTAGACGAGGAATGACATTGCAGCAAAGACAGGGTTGAAAACACCTGTCCAGGTGACTTCGAACGGTTTCTTGATGATAGCGAATGCCTTGAGCACCCCTTCTACTTTTTTGTTGTCCATGCCCTGTACGGCTTTGGCAATCGCTGGTGGTACTTCCATTTTGTATGGTTCGCCATCGATGATACCAGAAACGACTTGCTTGCCAGTAGTCGGGTCATCAGTAAAATCAGCTGTCACTTCTTTCAGCTGCGTCTTGACTACTTTTAGAGAATCGATTTCGCGCTTGATATTGAGCACTTCATCCATCTTGGCAGCTAATTTTGGCTCACGGGTAGCAATCTTTTTACGAACTGCTTCGATGTCTTTTTCAGAAGAATTGAGCAATTTCTTGATAACCGAACGGCTGGTAGTTTTGCCTTCGAGCACACCTTCAGTACCGACAACTTTCCCTGCTACTGCTTTTGGTGCGCGAAGCACCTGAGTCGCGATAGATTTAGCCGTAGCTTCTGAGATGTCGGGATTGAGAGCTCGGAGTTGCTTCCAGCCACCGTTATGAATATCAGCTGCCATTTGCTCGACAGAGAACACCTTCTCGGGTGCTCGCTTGCCGTAGGCTTTAACCCCGCCAAAACCATAGGCTTTCAATAATTGGTCCTTGATTTTGTAGGTCTGAGTCAATTCATCGATAGATTTTGGAGCTGTTTCCTTCATAAGTGGCACAACCGATTCGGCCGATTCACGAAGCCCTGCAGCCACGGCAGCCTTTTCATCAGCGACCACGCCAAGCTTTGCGAGCTCTTTGTCCAGGCGTTTGACCTGTTTGTTGCTGAGGGCCATTTTCTTATTGAGATTTCGGACACCCTTACTGACGAGCTGTGACTGCTCACGAAGCGTTTTACGGGCCGTTAAGTTGCCAGCCGTCACAAGTACCTTTGAGCCCTCTAAGAGGCCTTGCTCGCTACGCTCTAGTAGTTTCTGAGCAAGTTTGGCACGGTTGCCTTGGCTCACGGCCTTGCCAACACGATTTAGCATAGTATCGAAGCTATTTGAAAGTGGAATGTCTGAGCCACCTTCTAGCTTTTGAATTACGGTTTGTTTGGCGATAGAACCGACATTTTTGCCGACCATTTCAGGACGCGCCAAATCATCAGGGAAAATACGCTCAAGCGGTACAGCGTTTTTGTAGGCAGATTTAATTTGAGCAGCCTCTTCTTTTGAGATAGCGCCCGCACGTTGCATATAATCGACAGCCTCATCGTTGACACGCTTTTTAACAGCCAAGTCTTTGACTGCATCTGGGTTGGTTCGTTCGTAATCATCGACAAATTTCTTAATGTCAGCGTCTTCAAGAGTCTGCTGAATACGCTTTTTGCCACCATTTTTATCACGGAACTCGAGGTCGAATTTATGGTTCGTATATTCGTTGAACATTTTGCCTTCAGCGGAATCACCTTTGTACTTCTTGACCAAATCGGCAGCCGAGCTCTTGAATGCTTTGCCGTCGGGCCCTGGAACATCAAGTTCTTTGAATAGAAGGGTAGCAGCTTCGCGCTCTGAAACGGCCGAACGACGTGCCAAATCTTCAAGGTTTTCGCCCGCTTCTAGGAGATGACGAGCTTTACCAGTTGTCTTCGCATAGGCATCATCAATCTTGGCCAGGGCCCGATATGGGTTCACCTGGTCACCAACCCAGTTCTTCACACGAGTCAGGGCATTCGTACCGTACTTTTCTGATTGCGCATCGATAGCGTCCTGGACGAGTGAATTTACTTCGCCGTCAACTGCTTTGGTTACTACTTTCGTAGCGTCACCCTTGACTGCCTGGACAACTTTTTGGCCACCCTTTTTAAGACCAGCACCGACAACAGGAACGAGCGCTCCGATACCCGCGCCAAAAGCAGCATTGAGAATAAAATCGTTCAAGTCAGCATCAGGGTCGTTTACTCCAGTTTGGGTCACGCCGTAGGCAGCACCGATAGCTGCATCTTTTCCAGCGTTTTCAGCTAATTTACGAGCACCAGATTTGACAACTGTTTTAGCTCCCTCTTCAAGCACTTCCTGAGCAGCTTTCTTAACGGCAGCCTCGCCACCCTGCTTGATTATTTGCTCTACAGCCGTAGTACCGCCTGTTTTAATAGCAGTTTTCAAAGCTTGTTTGGTGGCATATTCAGCTACAGCTTTGCCACCAGTGACAATGGCTTGCTTGCCGACGGCTTTGAGCCCAGTACCAAGTCCAAGAGTGGCGACATTTAAGAAGGTATCAGCAGCAGCAAAAGCAGTCTTTTTGGCATCAACTTTTTGAGATTCATCGAATTCTTTGGTGCGGTCAGCTTGTTTTTGAGTTGATTCTTTGGCTTTATTAGGGTCGTAGCCAGAATCTTTTTTCTGTTGCTCAGTGAGCCCTTGGCCCATCCCAGCCTCGAGAGAGTTGCGGTTCTGTTCGTTGACGAGGGCTTTTACCTTCGGGTCATTCCAGGTAGCGTCATCTGTTTTATCACCAGTAATACCGTAGATTTTGTCCCTGATAACCTTATTCTTTTTGTTCAATTCTTCAGTATCTTTAAGGGCATCGTTGGTAGCCACCGAACCCTCAACAGTATCTTTGACACCAGTATAGGCATTTACGGCCGAGTCTTTCACTCCGATAGCAGCATCCTTTATGAAATTACCAACACCACCAACAACGTCACCAGTTTTGTCGAGAATAGATTTATCAGCATTCTTTTTATCTTCCGCTTTTTTAGTCTCGTCTTTTTGCTTCATCTCAGTTTCGAGCTGGAGCTGAGCCTCTTCTTCATCTTTTTTCTTGCGCTTAGAAAACATGCCCGAAAACGAGCTTTTGTAGCCACCTGAGCTGCTGGTCGGCGCACTAGAAGAATCAGAACCAGATTCCTCTTGGTCCTGTGCTGCTGCGAACATTCCTGAGAAAGGGCTCTTGTACGACATAACCCTATCCTAACTTGTAATTCTTATTGCCTGGGTTCCTGAATGACGCGAAGTTGGCATCAAACGTCTTAGCGTCGTAACCGCTTCCTACCCACGCATTCTTAGCTTTTTGATAACTACCTGGAGAAACGAATCCGTCGCTACCTGTGACCTGGAATAATTCTCCAGCAAGTGCTTTACGGTCTGCGTCCAATGCCTGAGCAGCGGAAGTAGCGTTGCCAGCTGCGGTCGCTCGAGCTGCCTGGGCTGCTGCAGCTGCGCGGTCCTTGGATGATTCGGCAGCTTTGAAGTCTCGTTCTTGAGCAGCTTGGCTCTCTTCCCAGCGTCGCTGAGTTTCGGCTGCGTCCCAAGTACGCTTAGCGGTAACATCACCTTCACGAGTTTGAAAGGCGGTATCGAAGGCAGATTTGCCAAGTTCGGCTTTCTTGCCGAGTAGATTAGAACGAGTACTTGCGATAGTTGCCTGGAGCTGAGCCAAGGCAGGAAGATACGTCCCAGCAGTGTATTCGGCCTCTTCATTTGGCGAGAAGCCTGAAAAGAACATATTTTTGTCCTGGGATGCTTGACCAATTTGTTTGAATGCTGTGTTCTTTTTAGCAGCTAAACCAGCTTCTTGAGCTGCGCCAGCAGTAGCATTACTCGCGATGTCAGCATCTAGCAACTGGTATTGCGGATTGAGTGCTGTGTTCTGTTCGGCTATGAGTGATTGTAAGTCTCTAACTTGCGGTGGCATAACTTTGTTTCCTTTCTAAGAATCGTAGGTTGGAAGCCCTTAGACATGTTCTGCAGCCACGTTTGTTGCCAGGACGATGATAAGTGTTAGCCTCATCAAATTCATGGCCGTTTTTACAGTGAGTCTTCTCTCTTTGAAAAACAACAGCACCTCGGAATGGCTGTCCACGCAAATAAGCCCGACGTTGGTTTTCGCCAGGAGTTACCGCTTCAAGATGTTCAGGATTTACACAATCTCTAGTATTGCAAGTATGGTCAATTTGATGACCTTCAGGAATTTCGCCTATGAAAAGCTCATAAGCAATAACGTGAGCGGGTTTATGTCGATATTGTCCATAACCATTTAGCTGCACGAAACCGAACCAGAGCCAACAAGTTGCTGTCTTCTCTACTCTGCTTAAAAATTTCTCGGTAATTGATTGCATCTTTTTGTTTTCCTTCTAGTGTTATTTTAGCATAAGTTAGAAAACTGAGTAGTCAATAACTTTATAGTAAACGGTTTCGCTTGTAATTGTTAGATTTGCAATAAATGTCTTAAATGCATTAGCTGAGATAATCAACTGATTACCCTCGATACGCGCACCAAGAATAAATGGCATCGGATAGTTCGTATAACCAGCACCCGAGTCGTCAGTTCGAGCCCATACATTGCCCCTTTTAAACCAAGCAGCGTTTGGTCGAGGGTCGTCAGTAGGGATAGCGAAACCACCATCAGCACGTCCTTGAAACAAGACATCAGCCAATACTACATTAGCTGGTAGGGTGATGGATTGAGTTATCTCTTTACTTCCATCACTAAAACTACCACTTAAAACGAAACTGCCAGTGTATTCTGCATTGTTTTTAAACCCCTGATTGAGGGATGTCGATTGTAATTTTGTCAAATCTGGGTCTGCCATATTATGCTCCGTAGTCCAAATAAATTAACCAATGAATTGCTCGAGCTGCCGAGAAATTGTATGGGTGCATTGTTAATGTTGTATCAGTTATCCAAGAGTCAACGAGTGGAGGTGGGCTAGCAAAAAATGAAGTTGAATTCGTTCCTTCAAATACTTTCTCACCACCGTACCATAAAAAGCCATCGCCATCTAAGTCTGCATAAATAACAAATTGAGGAGTGTAATTCAGGTTGTGAGATATAGGCAAGTCTGCCGTATTTATCGTTGACTGACCACTCGTATCACTGCGCTTCATATAGTTCACGCCACTGTAGGAATTGAGTTTATTTAAATCAGGTTCCATTATTCTACCTCAAACAATTCATATTCAATTAGGAAGGTGTGACTAATCGGGCTGTACGACTGAGCATTAGTATCAGTGTCCACGGTGACGGTTCCATGATGGCCATTAGCCGTTCGAATTCGTACAGTGCTGGCACTCACACCAATAGAAACAGCAGCTAAAAGCCCTTGCCCTGTTTGCGTCCCAGAAAATGTACCAGTCAAGTTTATGGTGAATGTGTAGAGGTCGTGACTCTCGAAAGTGTTCCAACTTGCGCCGTCGTCGATAGACCAACGACCTCTGACGAAACATTGTTTTGCATAGGGATTTGTATAATCCGTAGCAACAATCTTGGCCGTCTGCCAGTCGAGAGTACCACCAGTGTTACCATCATTAACAATAGTACGTTGAACCAAAGGAGCCACGATTTTGTCAATCGGGTCACCAGTATAGAATTGAAGTTTGTCTCTATCAGGTGTCATAATTAAACTCCGAAAGCGCCATTAACGCTCTCACCTTCCTTGGACCAGGCAGAACCACCCTCACCGTTTGGAAGAATTCCCTGTTGACCAATATCCAAACCTGTCGTTGGGTCATAAAATGTCTGTCTACCGCCCCTGATGTATTGTTGGTTGGTGGAAAAGTCCCAAGCAAAAATAAGTTGGTCAAAATCAACGGTCAAAACGTCTTGACCTTCGGCACTGATAGCAATACCAAAATCACCACCTGGCCAACGTCCAGGAGCAAAGCCCTGAATGAAACGCTTACTAGTAGAGTCGGAATATACTTGAGTTTTAAGCTGGTCATTCAAACGGTCTATAACATCATTAAGTACCGCGGTAATCTCGGGTACTGATGCAGCTGGCGGTATTCGCTGCAAAGTTCTGCCTTGTAATTGTAATCCTGGTCCCATTATCTCGGCTTTCCGACTTTAACTTGCGCAATATAGCCATACAATTCGACAGGAGTTTCGACACCTTCCCGTTCAAATCGATACTGAATGTGGTTGCCTCGGCCACTCATGGCAGAAGGCTTATCTATCATTGAGCGTCGGCCAAAGAGTGTGCCATCACCCCAGATGAATTGACCCCATTTTGCGCCACCACCAGTAACGATGTAAGCTCGCATATCTGGGTCATTGGCAAAGTCCATATCCTTACCGACGGACAGGGTAAAGTCAGCATCACCAGTTCGAAGCACTGGTCTAAATCGTTTGACGCGCTTTTTAGCAGAGCCCGAACCGTAAGTTTTGTAGGCAGTCCAGTATTTGAAATCAATAGGCTTGCCAACATCAGAACCAGTACGTTCACCGCGGAACATAGTAGCAGTTTTGCTAGAGAATTCAATCAAAGGATTATTGTTGTCCTGATTCCATTCCAAGGAACCAACAATGTTTCGGCCAGTGTCTTTGTACCAGCGGAAATCTCTTGTATTGAAGTTACTATTATCGAGGTCAAGAATTGCCATTCGGTCATTCTGAGAACTAGTTGGGCCAGGATAATAAACACGGAGCTGATTACGATAGAGATGGAAGCGGACCTTGCTTTTGTCAGGAATTGCGGAAAACTCTGGGCCCATCTTATTTGAAGAGCAATCAATATCAGACGTACCATTCCATGCGTACACCTGTCCGTCGTCAGCCATGAAGAAGGCGTAGTTACGGTCCACGGCCACAGCTTCGTCAGATACAGCACCTTTGGTACTGATGGCTTCTTTTCGGGTAAACGAGCTAATCTCACTACCATAAATAGTGTGCTTTGTTTCATACGTCCAAATAAGCAAGTTATCTTGGAACACGCGCCAAGCAGTCACAGGGTCACTAGATTTTGGACTTGGAACGTAGAAGAAGTTGACGCTCGGGTTGCTGTTTGGGTCATACAAATCAGAGAAGGAAGCAAGTGTTTTATCACGAATAAAGAACATACGACCAGCGTGGACGCGAAGGTGGGTTGCACCTGTCGGAGCACCCGTAACTGATGTCACATCGCCACTCACAGGATTATATTGCTTTGGTGTGCCGAAGCCATCAACCCAGTACAAGAGGTCATTGAAGAATTCGAATCGAACAAAGGTGGCGCTAGCATTGATAGCCGTTGAAATCACAGTAATCGTACCGTTGTCTTGGACAGAGTAAACACTATCACCAGCTGCGAAAATGGTTCGCTTGTTGCCTGAGCTTGGATAGATTCTGATGTAGCCTTTTACCGCATCGTCATTAGCTAGGTAAGACTTGAATCGGAATGAAGCTCCGATACTGCTCCACGTCAACTGCTCATTAGCGCTCTCAAGGTCAAGAGCCCCACTGTCGGCCGTCTGACGAACATAATACTCACCTGAGCCATTATCCTGAACGTAGAGCAAAGCCCAGTATTGAACAGTATCAGTAATGCTAGAAGCGTCCATCAAATAAGATGGCAGATATTGATAAGCGTCCGTAATATCGGATGAGAGAATCGAGGTGCAACCGATTAAAGCTCCTGGAATACCACCATTGTTGGCACGAACCTCGACAATAACATGACCAGTTGCGCCCACGCCCTTCTTCAACTCGAAGTCCATTCGGGTCAATGCGCCCGAGGCCCCCGCCGTAAACGGTTGCGCCAAAATACGAGTGGTGGAGAATGACAAATCACCTGTGGCGGTATCGACGTTTTGTGCATCGAGTGTTTCACCAACAGGAATAGTCAAAAATTCTGAGCCTTTGCGAGTTCGGATGGCCACGCGGGTTTCATCTTCCTCGCGAGCATACATACGAAAATTGATGGCATAAGGAGATTCCCCGTTGGGTTTAACCATGTCGGGGAGCACGAGATTCAGACCGCGGAGGTCGTAAGTCTCGTCGAGGACGTTTCTACTGCCGACCATGATTAGAAGTCCCTATCTGCGCGATATTTGCCCCTGTGGTGTCGGCCAGTACCCATGATGTTTGGTCCTGATTTAATACCACCCCGTCCTTCATTTCGGATGAAAATTTCTTCGAGTCCTGGGCGATAAATACCATTGACGACACGGCCACTTAGTTTTTTGCGCTCTTCAGCAGCCTCTTCATAATCTTCGTTTCGTTCCATGGCGCGAACTTTGCCACCAACGACAAACATCTCGTGATACATGTCGTTCGGGTCGAGCTCATTTTCGTCACCGTCATCTTCGAGCTTGGAAGGTACTCTGATATATTCACATAAAACAGTAGTGCTGGCACTAGCTGGGGCCGAAAGACGCATACCGTCACCGAAGTCAGTCCAATCAAGCCCTGCGACTGCCTGTTGGCCGACCGTAGCATAACCAGGGTTGTTGTTTATGAAATCATTGTACGCCGTATAATTGTCCATGATTCGGCGAGCTGGAGTAGGGCTGGTAACAGACATATTGAGCAAAATCATTTTATCGTCAGGGAATTCAACTTCGTAATCACCTTGAGAAATGAATAATTCATCAGTCGTCTCGAGCTTACGGTACTTACTACGCATTGCGATTTCATTGATGTAATCGTTTATGGCGCGGTCAATAACAGTAGCAGAATAATCCGTGTCGTCGATGTCTTCACGAATGTCTGTTCGATAACTGAGAAGGGTATTTGCCATTACTGTAGTCTCCTTCGTACCTGGAATTTAAGTTGGTCGAAAAGAGTTTCAATACTACCGTCAGCATAGGTAATTGTAAGGTCGGCTTTGTAAGAGCCAGGAGTCGCGAAGTCACCCGTAACTGGGTCATATTGCACACGACCAGATGTCGGCGTGACAAGCGTACAACCTTGGTGGCCAGTATTTGTAATAGACGACCCCTTAGCCAAAATCAAATCAACGGTACAGCCTGTCAAATCGATAGCTACGCTATCACGCTCCGCTGTCAATAGGATTGGAGGAGCGGTATTATCTTCTACTATTTTTATTTTTCTGACTGCCATTTTAGTTCAATGTCCTTCTGTTAGAATCTGAATCTAGTATAGCACTAGTATCTTCGGAATTCATATCTCTTTCACCCGCCATATTATTTATGGTACGGTTATCGGAAGAATCGTCTATTGTACGATTATCGCTGGGGTCATTTACGCTACGATTCGGGTTGCCAGTGCCTATGGTTCGGAAAATCAAAGCTATCCTAGATGCTTGAATCGCAATAGCTACTTCGATTACATCTTCCTTACTAATTTCAATAGCTTTGCCGTTTTCATCGTGAATAATAACAGTTTCGGATTTATTAAGGCCAACGCTCTTTATAAAGGCATCTGTCATTTGGAGCGTTTCGTTTACTGCTCTCGCCCAATCGACAATATTAGTAATTAAGTCAGCTACCGTAATGGTGTCAGATTTATTGAGCCCTACAGCCTTAGCAATTATATCTGCAACTGTTACGATGTCGTCGTCCAGCGTAAATCCAATAGCCTTGGCTGTCTCATCGCTAAATTCAATACCATCCTCTACCTGAACGGAAACAGCCTTCACCAAAGAATCAGCGAGCTCCACACTATCAGTTACTAGTCGCTCAAATTGAACTATACGCGCAAAACTATCACTAGCTGTAATATTGTCTGCGACCGCCTTAGATAGGCTGAAAGAAATAACATCGGCAATCTCAATGCTGTCAGCGATGCCTTCGGTGAATTCATCAACAATGACATAAAACTGATACCCGCCAAAGTACGGTTGTCCAAAGTAGGTAGCCCCAAACATGGGCTAGGCCGTTCTTTTCCACATACGAACCACAATGTATGGTTGAAGGATGGAAGGGGTGCTGTTCGCGCTCATTGCGCCAGAATTTCCACTAAAGGTTCTGGAGCCAATAGTATTATACGCACCACCATTCGTGTTGTCGGCAGCGGTGTGAGTGTGGTCTATGGTGTGGGTGTGACTTATGGTAGTGGTTTTAGCACCGCCAGTTTCTTCATCGGTGTCAAACTCTGTCTGTCCCGAATCAAAACCAACTGGCACACGACCAGCACCAAAAGCCGACCACGTTCCAAAACCGAGTGAAGTTGCAGGATTAGTGCTGTTGATTGAAGTATAAATACAGCCAATAGGGTACATAAGTTTTCCTATTTCTGCTTGTAGTGTGGCAGCTACTTGTGCTGGTGTCCGTGAGGACCAGGCAGATGCAACGGCAACTAGGAAGTTATCAGTCGTCGCCGTGAGGCCAGCAATAGTCGTTAAATCACTGTCTAGGGGCTGTTTCTCAGCCTCCAGCTCATCTATCGCTGCTTGGACCGTAGTTGCAGCGATACTACCCGCAGGGGTGTTAGAAATGGCCGTGGCAGCGTGAGCAGCTACGGTATCGGCTATATGGTCGACTAGAGCGGTTTCAATGTCAGTAAAAGTCTTTGCAGTAATGTTGGCTGCAATTTGGTCGCCTACAACGATTGTACGAGCCGTTGTGCCCTCTTCTTCGCGGTCAATGGTAAAAGTATCGGTCGATATACCCGTGACGCGTACAACCTCTGCATTTGCAGCCGTAGGAGCAACTGCGGTCGGCCAGACCACCATATTAAATGGTGGAGTTGGGAATAAAGCACCTTCGCCAGCACCAGACACCAAAGAAGTACCCGATGTCGCAGGAGAAGGAGCCGTAACCACTGTAGAGATGGCAAAGTTTTTGTGAGCATCGGCCATGATTCAGCCTCCTATGCTGCTGCTACAGTTAATGTCCAAGTAATGACCAGGCTATCGCTGGCCCCTTTGTTAATAACTGCGAACACAGCACGAGCAAGCAGAGTACCAGCGGAAGCAGCATTTAAGATGCCAGCCTCGGTAATTGCGCCAGTACCATCACCAGCAGCCCAGGTTCCAACGTAAGTAACAACCGCACCAGAATCAGTTCGAGAGGTGAGTGCGTTTCTATCAAGCTCGGTCACAAGAGTAGTATCACCAGCAGCAGCAGCAGTCGCACCCGTACCGATAGCCATGTGTGACATTGCAGACTGGCCAGGAGAAGAACTTAGTTGGTCGGCTATGTGAGCCAACCCAGCGTTCACAACGAGGTTGTGAATCGTTTCTTCTTGAATTAACTTACCAGACTTGTCGAATAGCTGAATTCGAACATTGTCTTTAATTTTGGGTTTTTCGATTGTTTGCATTATGCAGCCTCCACATTACCATCAGAACTAATCGGCTTCCAGAGACAGAAGTATCGGAGGCGACCAGCAGTCAAATTGGCCGTACGAACAGTTTGGATAATGTCTTGGGAAATAACCTTCTCGGTAAGAACCGAGCTAAGTTCGACACTTGCATCAGGAGTGGCATCATGCCAGAGTTCGTTAGCATCGATGTCCGTACCCGTAGTTAGAGCAATAAGTCCAGTTGTGGACAAGGCCGTACCGACTTCAATAGTTCCTAAAGCACCAGCTAGGTTGACTTCACAAACTGCAAAAAATTTAACAAAAACTCGACCAGTCACCGTGAAAAGAGTAAGAGGGTTCCCCGTACCGTCGAAATCACCTGGGTCATTCGCAGTACCACCATCGAGTGTTGATACTTTCTCGACTGAGAAATAACCGAGAGCTGAGAGTTGTTGTATTTTTCCTTGAGTAAGATTATCCATGGGTATTTTTATCTTTCTATACGTTTATGTATTTATTCTATCACAATTCGCTAATGCAAGTATATCAAAACAGCCCCCATAATTGGAGGCTGTTTTTTGGAGCGGTCAGTCGTGACCAGGGACTAGGCTTCGCGAGCCCAGATACCCTTTTGGTCGGTGATGTTCCAACCAGTTGTACCGTTACCGACAACAGTAACTTCGTCGCCCACGTTGGCCGTAGCCTTCGTGTTCAAGTAGCTCTTGTCATCAGCTGCGGTAATTTGTCCACCCGCAATCAGGTCGGCAGCCACAGGTGCAAGCTCGACTAGGCAAGAGTGGTTAGACCCTGAACCTGTTGGAGCGCCTGTTGCGGCGTCACCGCCGTTTTGCACGGTGAAGCTATATCCGACTACCGTTGCTGGTAGCGTCACAGCAATCGCATCAGTCTTTACGACCTGTACGATGCCTTGGTCTGTGATAGCCAAGGTTTTTGCCTCTGTGACATCGACGGCACGACGGCCATCAGGCAAATTATATAGAGTGGTTGAGTTTGCCATTTCTATTTACTCTCTTTCTGAGGGGTTACTTTAGTGTTTGTGTCACCACTGGCTTGCTCGCGGTCATTCTGGACCCGTACAGCATCGGCTTTCGCCAAGTCAGCAGATTGAGACTGAGCATCACTTACCTGGTCGGAACCAGCTTTTGCGATGTGGTCAGAAGTAGCTTTCGCGTCCTTCTGCTCAACCTTTGCAACTTTAGTTGCTTCCTTGACGGCAGCAGCCTTCTCTTCCTCGGCTTTCGCCAATTTTTCACGAAGTTCTGCTACTTCGTTAGTAAGAGTTTTGTTGTCTTCGGCAACTGTTTCCAGTGCGTCAAGACGAGCGGACAGACCCTTGAGGTTACCCTCTTCAGCCTTACGAGCGTCCATTGCCAACTCAGGAAGAGTTTTTACTTCATCCTCAGTTGCTTCACGAACGAACTTAAAGCCTAGACGGGCAAAGCCCTGGGCCATGGTGTTGCCCCAAAGTGGGTCACCTTGAACGATTGCTCGTTGCCCTGACTCGGGGTGTTCGTACACCCCTGAGCCTGGGACTTTGGCGCTTTTGTTCCGAGAATATTCTCGGTCCATGGATGCACCTT